TTCTTTTTGAACAGTCTTGTATTGAGCATCAAATTCATCATACTTCTTTTTAGCAGCGTCATAGTTAGCCATACCTCTTTTAGATGAACGCATAATCTGAAGTTGTTCATCACGTGCTCTGACAATATAACTTAACTGTGCTTGTATTTCGTAAACTGGTCTTTGTCTTGCCACACTTATACCGCCGCTCTGTAAGTATCTCGTGAGTAATACTTTAATATTGAATTAAAGATTGCTCTTGCTGCTTCTTTAACCGCTGGGTCTTCTGACGCCAACTGATTGATAATGCCCTCAACACGAGCACGATAATCTCTCTTAAGTGATGATGCGTTATAAAGACTACGGACTTGGTCGCTTTTAGCAAAACTCATAAAGTCTTCCATAGCCTGAACTGCTGTCTTCATCTTAAGTCTGACACCATCTTCGATGTTAGTTGTTGGGTCTGATACCAACTGCTTTAGACTACTAAGCATTGATTCTTCTGTAGCAATCTCATTACCGCCACCAGTAATAGCACCAAGTAGAAGTGGATTAGATGCTAACAAACCTTTACGAGCCGCTGTTGCGGTCTCAATAATCTTCTTGCGCTCTGAGATATAGGTCTGACTAGCAAGGGAATCCTTTTCCCATGATGCAATGTCGTAATAAGCCTGCTTATCTTCAGCAACCTGAACATCTCTGAAGTATGTTTCTAAGTCTTTATCCTTTAGAAGGTCTGATGCTTGTAGCCAGTTATAGATACCAGCATTAAAGTCACCAGTATGTGGACCAAAGATATATGCTGCCTCACCATAGGCACCAATTAACTTCTTGTTATCAATAGCCCAGTTACGCATCTGAGTAGTCTTTGAGATAAGAACCTTAGTCTGCTTCTCATCACGGGCTACTGTATAAACAATCTTTCCTGGATATTGACCAGTAAAGATACTTAAAGATAGTTCGTATGGGTCTTGAACATCGCTGCCATATTTCTTATTAACAGCCTCATAGATATCCCAGAACTCATTACGTAATCCAGTAATACCTACATCAAGTAGATAGTCTGGAACATCCTTGCTTTCTTGCATGGTTGCTGTTACTGGAGATATAAGACCTAGGATAGAACGTAATGCAACTACGTTGTGAGCAGATGTACGAATAGCATTTAGATATTCATACTTCTCTTGGTCACTAGCAGTAGGCTGAAGGCTTAATCCATGGGCTGCATTGTAGGCAATAGCCTGTTGTGCAGCAGTTACTTCTTGTCTAGTCTTCTCATTAACAGGGAGAATATTCCACAGTTTTAACAATGAACCAGGAACTAAAGCACGAACAATATCTACGTTATCGCCTAGGTTTCCTAATGCATAATTATCAAAGTCTTGTGCTGCTTTCTCTGCGCCAGGAATAGGAACTTTACTTACTAAGTTCTTCATACCAATTACGCCAAGTGCTGCAATAGGACCGCTAAGTAAAGGCAAACCAGAATCAGGTGAAAATGATGGGTTTACGTTTGCTAACTTAAATGTAAAGTCATTAAACATTGGCTGCTTGTATTGGCTTTCACCAGTTAAAGCCTTAATGCTTGTATCAGTAGCCTTAAAGATAATATTGTCCATAGGCATCATGATGTATGGCTCACCATTCTGGTCTTCGTGGAACATACCACTTGAAGATAATCCAAGGTGAGCAAGACGCATACGGTATAGAACTGTAGGAGATACATCCTTTAGGCGGTATACACGGCGCCAGAAGTCTTCAGTTGCACGGTAGAAACGACCAACTGTTCTTACCTCTACTGCAAAGTTAGAGCGAATAGATGGGTTATCTGCAAACTTTAATACTGTATCTGCTGCATCATTAAGTGCAATCTCAGTAAAATGCTTTGCTGACTGCTCTTCAACTATGTTATTAAGACGAGCCTGTGCCTTATCACCCTTCCATTTGGTTGGGTTTTCAGCAATCATCTTGGCTCTTAACTCACGAGCATAGGCTGTCTGAATACCTGAATACTCTTTACGTAGTCTTAGATAGGTAGTCATAACTGCTGGTTGACGTAGTAAACCGTTGACTTGCTTATCCATTGATTCCATCATGGTATTACCAAGACGCTTAAATGCGCTATCAAATGTAGTTAAGTCAGGGAATTCAATACGAGTCTGAATTAAACCTGATGGTTGATACCCTCTAGTTAGTTCATCAAACTGCTTAAAGTCAACCATCTGTGCAGCCTTTTGCCACTTGCTGCCAATCTTCCACTTACGCATACCCTCTGCTTGCTGCGCTTTTTCTTTAGCAACTAGGGCATTGTAGTTAGATTTGATTGCATCATATAGACCTTCGTTGTAACTTTTAGGCCCACCATGGAAGTTATCTCGCATATCCATAAGCATGCGCTCTAAGTGGACACGAGCAATATCAAAGTCTGTCTTACCTTCTTGGCGCATAAATACTGAATCACCAAAGAAACTATTAAACTTCTTAACAGCATCTATGTTCTGCTCAGTTACTTGCCAAACATCATCTACCTTCTTCATGCCAAGGTAGGTATACATATCGTCCATAGCCTTAGAGAAGTTCTCAGGTGTCTTTAGGGCACCATGATTAAAGAATGCAATAGCAGGGGCTACTCGGAAATCATCAGCAATCTTTAGTCCTCTACCATGCTGGCGAGGTGTAGCAAAACGTATATACCAGTTGTCATAGTGAGCAAGGGTTACATACTCTGGGTTAGCATCACGAAGTTTCTCTACTGCATACTCTTCGTATTTAGTGCCAGACTTTAATCCCTCATTCTTAACGAGTTCATCAATTTCTTTCTCAGAAAGATTCTTGCCTTCATGCTTTTTACGTGCCATCTTGCGACCAACAGCATTCAAAGCATTAGATAGTTCGCTAAGGTTAATCTGATTGTTTCTAATAACCTCATCAAATGATGAACCTAAAGAACTTCTAGCAGCAACTGAACTAGCCATTGTGTTCAAGATATCTGGATTGTAAATCATTGCTTCATTCCAGTGCTGCATAGCCTCATCGCCAAGTTTTTCTGGCAAGAAAATCTTTACACGGTCTGCAATAGCCTGATTAATTACAAGATGTTGAACCTCAGCAGGTGAAACACCAGCCTGTTCTGCAATCTGTTCAATGATTCTGTTGCGGTCATCTACGCCAAGGTATTGGGATGATGGACCTTTACCAAATAACTTACGTAATGTGCTACCAACTGGACCTTCTGCTGCGCTACTACCAGTATAAGCAGCACTGGCACGACCAGTTTTACGTCCTTCATTCTTAACAAAGTTTAATATGTCTCTACCAGGTGCGGTAAGTGCATACATAAAGCCTTCATCAATAGCAGAACGAATACCCAAACGTGGGAAAAGTGTAAATACAGACCAAAAATCTGTAAAGTCTTTAGCAAACTTAGACTTAGTTGCACCTTGTGCAGCCTTAATAAGGCTTTGCTTTGACTTTATCTCATTTGCTTTAAGTGCAATCTCTTCTAAAGGAAGCGGACCTACACCTCTTGCAATCTGAGACGGATGAATTGCTCCAGAACCCTCAAGTAATGCTGTGTCATTCTCATACTTAATCGTATCTTTGGAAAGAAGTCCAGCAAACTGGTCATCAACTTCAGTTCTTACTGTAGTTGTAAAGCCAGCACGTCCATTGTGAGTCTTCTTTAGGTATTCTTTCATGATTGCATCATCAGTAATACCAGCACGCTGCATAATTGCTGCGTAAAGATTACGCATTACTACAATCTGCTCATCTTCGGTAGATGCTAAAAACTTTTGTGCTACAAAATCTGCCATATCACGGTCAAGAACTAAACGAGCATAGTTTCTAACTGTATCAATTGTCTTAACTGCATCATCGCCAGTTAATACTGCCTGTCCCGCTGGGTTACGGGCTGCCATCTTGCCTGCCCACTTACCAAATGCGTTTACTTTATTTTTAAATCCCTTAATATCTTTTTCTTGCTTTGCAAATTCAACAATCTGTGGATTTACAGCCTCATCAGACTTACGTCCTGCAGTTGAAAGGATATCCCATGTATCTCCACCCTTTATTTGCAGTTCTTCTGCACCACGCTTAACGTTAAAGAAGTTATCAGCGCTAACAAAGGCTTTATCAAAGGTTGCTTCTAGGAAAGACTCAAGACCACGAGTAAGACGGCGGTCTGCACGAGCAGTAACCACACCATTACGGCGATAAGTCATACCATCTAAGCGACCAGAAAGTAATAGATGCACGTTTGATGCCTGAGAAAAAACATCTTCTGCTTTTTCAGCATTAAACATTTTCTTCTTAGCAAAAAATTCTAGTGCTTCATCATTATTGTAGCCAGGGAAACGTCTTCCAATTTCACGGCGAACAATTGCTTTCTCTGCTTCTGTCTTTGTAGAAGCAAGACGCTCAATCTCTGGACCAAACTGCTCATCCCAAAGTTTAATAACACCTTTATCTTTGAATACTTGAGATACACCAGAAGCGACATCATCGCCAGCCTTAGTTACAAGTTCTGCCAACTGTGTTCCACGAGTTGCAGCCTTGCTTGTTCCACCAGTAATCCAAGTAAGTGGGTCTATAGCAAGTTGATAAATAAAATCAATTACACCTGAAACATTTTTAGTGGTTCCATCAATGTAATCGCCAGAAAGACCACCATTCTTAGGTGGTTTTCTATCAAAGATTCTAGCAATATCACGACCAGGGCTAAACTGTGCATACTTAGCAGCATCCATTACTTGCTTAAATGCATCTGGATTATTAAATGCTTCTTCAACAGCAGCAGTAATCTCTGGAGTTAAATCTCCGTATGCTTCAAGAATTTCTCCAGGCTTCTTGCCTTCAAGTAATCCTTTTGCTACATAAATCTTTGCCTTACCAAATGTATTTTCAGCCTCAGCAATTGCTTGGTTGTCATATAGGTCTCTGCCGTCCCAAGCATCGTCCCAAACTTTCCAATCAAAAATACTTTCGCCTTGTGCTACCTGACGAGCAACTTTATAAGGCTGATTAATAACACGATTGTATGCACCAGCAACTTTAAACAATCCAATAAGTGGGCTTGCAAGTAGTTTGCCAGTAAATTTTAAAGCGCCTAAAGCACGGTCACCAAAATCTGGTGGCTGTTGCATATAGTCAGCATCGCCAAAGAATGATTTCAAACCTTCTTGAGCATTAGGGTCAAGTAATTCAAACTCTCTACGTGCATCATTAGATGACATCTGAGTAAGTTCTTTATTCTTTTTGACAGCCCAAGACATTTGTTCAACTTGAGTCTGTTCTCTAGGACTCAGGTTTGCTCTAGTTGCTGCCTGATAAAGTGTAGGTGACGCTTCAGCGACAATGGGTTTTAAAACTCTCACTATGCGCTCCTAAATAAACTTTGAAAGAATAAGTTCTACTTCGCCTGTATCATCAAACATTGCTACTTTTGCAATAGTATCTCTAGGATTTGATTTATAACGTGGCAAATCCATCATTGCTTCTGAGCCAACTCCTGGTCCAGCGTCAATACCAGCAGTTCCTGGCTCTTCTGGAAACATAGTTGGTGCATCTAGTGGGACAACATTCATGCCACCCATTGAAGGAAATGGATTTCCCTGCATAGGTTCTTTTACTTGGTTGTCGTAAGTTTCTTTTCCCTGTCCATAGGGTAATCCTGGGATGTAAGTTGCTGCCTGTGTTGGTGACCCGTCAGTGCGCTGACTAAGACTTCCAGGACCAGATACTGGTGCTGGGTTATTAGGTTGTTCGTATCCACCTTTGCCTGCCATTTAATCCTCATCCTCTTCTGTTTCTTCTTTAGAAAATGTTTCATTGTCATATTCCTGTGCACATTGCATCATTCCATATGCGTTCCAAGGCGTCATAGCCTCGCTTACTTCTGTATGTAAATATCTTGTTCCCTCATAATCTGCCCACTCGGATACTAATACCCAGTTGATGCAAACAAATTCTTCACTAGTTTCTTGTTCAATTAAGAAACGTAATGCGTCTTCAACTTTCTGTTGAAATTTATTACTCATGCGTATTGTGTCCTAACAACAACTGGCAGCGCTGTATGTATGTCCCACTTTGCTGCAATCTCAATTGCTGTTGTTACAGCGACTTCCGCATCTTCTGGTGAGAAAGGTAGACCTCCGTGGCAATAACTCTCCATAACGCCAAGGGCAATGTCACCACCGCTCCCAGAAAAATAAATACCGTTAACATCACGGTCCCAAGAATAATCTTCAAAGACAGGGTAAATAACTCCACGGACAACAATAATAAATGACGAATCGTGTTCGGCAGCATCCCCATCTTCTTTCATGTCATAACCAGCATCAATAAATACTTGACGCATTTGTGGAATAAACTTTTGCGTCATGAACTTGTCTAAATTTTCATTTACTGTTGGCTTAGGTGCTTTCCAACCAAACTGTAAAATATTAGAACCACGGCTAGAACCAGAGCCAGCAATTAAGATTCCATTGTTTTCAATAATCTTATGCGTTGCAAGATTCATTGGACGACCACTATCGTCAGATGAACGAGAGTCGCACCCAATAACAGCCCAGCCATCACCCTGTATAGCAGCAAGTGTTGTCATCGTCCCCTCCTTGCTTATCTACGTACGGATGTTCTTGCGCTTGCGCTTGCCTTACCACCTGATGTTAAAGATGCTAATAGTGTTTGAATGTCTGGTCTGCCTGCGCCACCTTGAGGTGGAAGAGCGCCTCCCACTGGTGCGGCGGGAGCAGGGGACATTTGCTCAACCTGAGGTGCACCAGCAGGAGGTTGTTCTGGAGTGAAGACCTCGTTGATAGCGTCTTCAATACTTACACCCTTTTGACGTGCTTTGATTACATCTGCAATTTGTTTAACCAAACCAGTTGGGTCTTGTCCCTGTGTAATCATCTGAGGAATTGCTTGAGCAGTTGCCTGTAGTGCGCCAACCAAAGTGTTACGCATTTCTTCTACTTCAATTTTTTCTTGTTCCATAGTTACGTTAATTCCAAATGGAAGTTCACGCATTGCCATATCACGGCTAATTAACTTACCGCCAAGGGCTTGTAGCATAAAGATAAGTCCTTGTGCAGGGTTAAGTCCTGCCAACATTCCATAACGAACATCGGCTGAGTAATCCTTTTTAATATCCTTTGATGGTAAATAATCAAGGCTAAACGGAGAGCCTGCATCTACACCACGAATTGTCTTCTGATAGTTAAAGAACATCTCATCAATCATGAAGCAGAGAGAAAGAACTTCCTTCAGAGAAGAAGCAAAGATTGCTTGGGCAGATTTAACTTGTGTATCAAAACCACCCATAAGCGCTTGAACGCCTTGTCCCGTGATGATTGATGCATCAATGTTTCCAGTACGTCCTTCTGGATAACGTGTTCCAGTTCGGAGTTCTGCCTGTAGTAATGACTGTTCGGTAAATGCTCCAGGTGGAATGTTGAGGTCCACACGGCGCACACCTGCTGGAGAGTTGGTGCGGATAATCGCATCTCCACCAAGTTGTAGTTCTTGCACATCGCTTGGAACAACGATTGGTGCCTGTACAGATTTCTCTGCTGCTTCCATCGCAAGTAATGCGAACCTGTTACGAAGCAGTTGGATACCTAATACATCATCAAATTGTCCACGCATTTCGCCATCTACTGATGGACGTTTTGCTACAACAACCATCATCTTGCCAATTGGATTAGGCGCAGATGATAGAACTAGGTTGTGACGTTCTGGCATATAAATTAAAGATTGGTCTTTATCGTAATAACGAACAATCTCAACTTGAGCATGCAAGTCTTGCTTGTATCCTCTTTCGCCAAGAAGTTGTCCTTCAAACTCTGGGAACTGTGCAACCAGTTCTGCAAGCGGAAGGGTATAGCGTTTAGCGAAGGCAATACAACGCCCATAGCGGTCAAACTCTGGGTAAGCCCCGATTGGACTTTCTATGCGTATGCGAGGTAAGCCCGCTTCTTCGTCTAATTCAATTATGAATGGGACGAAACCGAATGTGATGTACCAGTCTGCGCCTGTGTACATCTGTACTTGAAAATCAGAATGTATAAAATAGTTAGAAGCAATACGAGTTCTTTTATCAGCGAACTGGCGAGCACGGTCACTGACTTGATTCGCTGCAGAACAGTTAACGGCTGGCAGTGGTGCCATGACTTCTGACAAGTCTTTGGCAACAATGTCAATAAAGTTTGCGACAACATTTGCATCTACACCCTCTGGAAAGAATTCAGGATAAACTTGAGAGATTTGTCCTTTGCGGACAGCAAGAACGTCTTGGTGTCTACGGTCACGGTCTGCTGAACGCATGCGTAAAGAATCAATGCGTGCTGCAATCTGGTCAATACTTAATGCCATTATTTTCCTATCCGTAAGTTTCAGCCCATTGTTCTTGGAAGGCTTCGTCTAAATTAACTACGTATCTTTGTTCTCTTTGTGCTCTAGTTACCCAGCGATTATTAGCAAACTTAGTTAAGTTACTTGTTTGCTGCATAAACTCTCTAGCACGAAGAACCGCAAACCACAAAGCCATAACACAGTCTGTCTTACCCCGTGTGTTGGCTTTCCAAGTTATTAGTTGTTGAACTAAAGACTTAAGCCCCTCTGAATCAGATGTTGATGGAAGTTCGATTGTATTGTTGCCTTGGAACTTTCCATCTCGCATAGTGCCAAACAAGGTTGACATAGATGCCACACCGAAATTTGTGTCCCACTTATTTTTTCCAGTAAAGTGTGCTTCAAGCCTTACGCCGTAGGTTGCGAGCCACTGGCGTAAGTCCTCATCTAGTGAGTAAGCCTTCTGGTGAGCGTTGATTTCAACACGAAATTCTTGTGGCTTATATCTACCAACAAGTTCTTCGATAGTGTTACGAATTTTTTGAGGATTCGGTTCGCTCATGTTTATGCAGTCGAGTACATAAATTTTACTATCTGCTCTGTTATAAGTTACAACTACAAAAGCAGCGTTACCTGCCATAGCAGGGTCAAAGCCAATTATTGTGTAACCTTCAATAGCAGTCGGATGTCCCACCGCCCCTTGCTTCAAGGGACCACGTCTCCTAGTACCCTTGATACATGCTTGAATCAAGGCGGGCGGGAAGATGGAATCTTCTTCGACATCCTCCTGCTGATATACCAAAGCCCAAGTTGATGGAGTTACTTCGCCTCTGCGCCGTTGTAAAGTTTTGCCATCCCACTTAGGATACAAACCTTCTTCATCAGGTGTGTCCTCATCACCATCCCATGGTGAATCAGACTTAGCCCAAAGTGTTACCCACTTAGCAGGGTCTTCGTCATACTCTAAAACTGCTGGCATACCCATGTAGGTAAAGGGACACTTACCCCCAGACCAATACTTGGGTTCTCTTAACTCTCTATAAAAATCTGTGGCAGCAATTCGTGTGCCAACGATAAGAAGTTTACCGTTCTTACCTAGACGGGTAATAACTTCTTTTTGTAGCCAGTCAATTTGCTTCTCGAACTCATGGGCGTTAGATGTAGTAATGCAGTCATCAAGAATGATGAGGTCAGCACGGGCACCGTAAATCTGACCACCCATACCTAGTGCTTGAAGGGTAGGGTCCTTTTCGCTTGAGTTTCTCGCATCACTCCCAAGGTAGACGGTATCAACTCGCCAAGTATCAGAGTCATCTTTCCAGCCACCTTCTGGTCCATAAGTTGTTTGCAACTTTAACCAGCGAGGGTGGGATAACCGTTGCTTGATTGCGTACACGAATTCTCGTGCTTTGAGTAACGTCTTACTGACCACGATAATGCGGACGTTAGGATTGAGAGCGATACGATAAGTTGAGTAGTTGACGGTAATGACCGTGCTCTTAGCATGCTCAGGGGGAACGTTGATTAGTAGTCGAGATTGTTGCCCTGGCTCATACTTCATCGAAGGGTGTAGCCATGAAGGCTCTCTACCCTCCAGTAGGTCAATCCAATCTAGGTGATGTGGAAAAACCCTTTGGTCCAAAAAAATTTCGGAGAACTGGGGAAAGGCGATTTCATCCTTTGCAATTCCCAGCGCTTTCACAGATTTGTTCTTGGCGTCTTCTTTAGCCTCGGCTAGGTCAGCGGCAAATTTTTTATCTCTGAGCATCCAGATTCTGACCGTATCTGGTTTTTTGCCACAGAGTTCCATAGCCTTATGAGGACTATGTCCTTCAGCCACAAGGGCTAAAACCTTAGCCTTGGCATCAGCCATAGCCTCGGTTCTGGGGTTAATAACCCCTTTCTGAAAAGTCACAGAACTGTCCCATCCTCTATCTGTAATTGTTAATTACACAGTTTGTAACAGACAGTAGATACAGTCTGTAACAAAAGCCTTCGAGGCTTTTTAGTTAACTGGGCAGAAACCTGCCCCTATATAGTATTAATCCGTTCAAC